GAGGGTTATATCTACGTTTACAATAAAGGTGATAAATCTGAGAAAACTGCTATTGCCGCTGTCGAGTGGCTCACGATTGATTATTTAAGAAAATACGTTCCGTATCGTGCTGAGGGTTGGAACGCAGTTTTAAATGACTATGATACTAACTCGTTTCATAAATGGTGGCTTCACTTAAAGGCAGACCCTAAACTAGCTGAAGTATTTGCAGATCAGATAAATACGGCAGAAGAAAATGCTAAGAAAAAAGGATAGTTCAGAAAAAGCACTTAAAATGATTTTATGTAAATGATTTTATGTAAATGATTTTATGTAAATGATTTTATGTAAATGATTAACAGTAAATCGCTTATAGTGGTATTTTAAATTTTCTTCCTTATTGTAATTTTTCAATGGGGAAGAAATTGGTACATAAGAACGATAATGTCGTTTGCTTTTTGCAAAGTGACCGCTTTACTCAAATTCTAAATGAATGGCATCTGGAGATCGATGAGATAGAGGAAGCTCTAGCTCAATACGAAAAACTATCTCCAGAGATGATGCAATTATTAAATAGATTATTTATAATTGCTTCCACTGATAGAATACCCAAAGTTATCAGAGAAAGAGCTATGGAAAAGTTGTTTGTTAATAAACCTCCACAACATATAGGAAAGTATTTAAGTGAAAAATAGTCATGCAGTTTGGGGTATAGATCCTGGTTTGAACGGAGCTTTGGCTCTGCTTTTTCCAGAAGATCATGGAATCGAAATATTCGATATGCCCATTATGGAAGTAAAGAAAAAGAAAACAATTTCGGCAGCTCTGGTTGCCGACATTTTAAAGCAACATGAGGCTCCAGTTTTTATCGAGGATGTTCATGCAATGCCGAACCAAGGAGTTACTTCTATGTTTAATTTCGGCAAAGGTTTTGGAATCCTTCTTGGAGTTGCGGCTGGACTTAATTATCAGCATACAACAGTCCGTCCACTCGCTTGGAAAAAAGCCTTAAAAGTTCCTTCTGGAAAGGATGGATCTCGAGAAAGAGCAACCCAATTACTGCCAGCATCATCACAAAAATTCGCCAGAAAAAAAGATGACGGCAGAGCGGAGGCTTCTTTGATCGCATTATATGGCTTTACTTTTGCCCAAAGTGTTGAGTAAGATGACCAACAATATGATACAAACAGACAAAACAAACGGATTTACACAACACGAAATAAAGCATATTTCGCCCAGCAACGTAGCATTATTCCGTAATGCCACCGATCAATGGGTTCTTAGATACCTAATGAAAGAAAAATTTTCTGTAGGTTGGGCGGCTCATCAAGGCTCTTCTGTGGAAGCTGGTGTCGATTATGGGGTGTTCAATGGAGTCACTGCTGATGAGTGTGTGGAAATCGCTTGTGACAGATTAATGGATCTCACAAAATTTCGACATGATTTCGCCGAGCAATGGGAAAAAAGATCCAAGCTCGTTGATCGTATGGTGCGAACAGCATTAGAGCAACTCATGCCGCTAGGGAAACCAGCTCTGCCAGCTAGAGGATCAAAACAGCATGGAGTCGAAATCAATGCTAGATTTAGAGAGGGAGAAGGTGGAACTGTTAAGTGTATTGGCTACCTAGACTTTTGGTATCCAGAACATAATCTGGTTGTAGATCTGAAAACAACGAGCAAAGCTCCATCAGGATTTTCTTTAGATCATGGCATTCAAGCTACTATTTATAAGAAGGCTACTGGATCAAATCCTGATGTAAAATTTCTGTACTGCTTAACTCGGATAAAAGATCCTTATATGTGGGTGGAGCTTGAGGATGAGCAAGCCGATAAATTTCTCAAAATTTTTAAGCACAACGTAATCCAAATGGAGAATTTTCTTAGCCTCTCAGATGACAAAGAGAAGCTAATGAAAAGTGTTCCTTATAACCCCTCAACATTCTATTGGAGCGATGCGGAAGAGATCAAAGATAAGTGGTATGCGTAATGCGATTTTTGGGAATGAGCAATTTGATAGGCATCCCACTCTCTATCAATCCTTTTGGCAGAATGTCCTTCTGCAAGCGATTTATGATGCCAATCGTCTCACAGATAAAAATGTCACTAAAAGAAATTATGCCAAGCAAGCAATCGTTTGGCTCTGGTTTAGGTCTGAAGATCACGATGTTGTCTGCTCGAATGCAGAGCTTAATCCATCACAAATCAGAAAATCCTCAAGGAAATGGCTTGAGGAAACTTACGACTCGAAAGACTTAGAGAAGGTTCTCGACCCCTACCTATTTAAATGTGGTCGCTAAAAAAATGAAAGGAAAATAAATTATGCCATTTATGGAACAAGTAAACGAAGGAAGCGGAGTCGGATATATTAAATTTTCGACTGAAACTGGCTGGAGTGCCAGTGATGGGAATGAGGGAGAAAATTTATTACAAGTAAACTCTGCTCCAATTCTAATTGATGTCATCAACCATGTTCAAGGTTGGTTACAGCTTGAAGTAGGAATTAGAGATTGGCAACCTTACAGCATACCACCCCAGCCAAAACCTTCTGAAAAACATAAGATTGGTTATCAATGTATGTTTTACTCAAAAAAGCATTTTGGTGAAGAAGATCCTTACAGAGAAATGACGACTAACCAATATGCGTCTAAAACTCTTATTAAGGAAGTTTACAATGCCGCTGAAGCTATGTGGATAGCTCAAGGTAAAGATCCACAAGCCGAACCATTTTCTAAGTCAGGAATGTCAGCGGCAGTATTAATAAATCCAGAGGTTACTCCAATAAAAATTGGAGCTGGGCGATCCGTAAAGATTTCATTTACGATTCAGAAGTTAATGCCGATGCCAAAAAAAGGTGAAGCTCCAGTTCAGCAACCAGTAGCTCAACCAGCTCCACAACCAGTTGCCGCACCGCCTGTGTCTGCTCGACCAGCGGCAACAGCTCCTACTCCTCCTCCAGCGAGTAATGATGTTGATTTTAGCAATATCTCAGCGGACGAAATCTAGGAGCTGAATTAACTTGGGGGAGAGTTAGATACTCTCTGTACTTTCCCCCCATTTTTTTCGGGTGAAAAATGAGCAGTAACAATAAATTAGAATGGGCAAATTATTGGGAGTCACAAGGGTTCAGTGTGATACCAGTACATTATGTCAGAAAAGATGGATCTTGCTCCTGTTCGATGGGAAAAGATTGTACATCAAAAGGTAAGCACCCAGCTCCTAAAAGCTGGAAAGAATTTCAAACAAAAAAGGCCGATCCAAACCAGCTCAAGCAATGGTTCGATGGTCAGTATAAAGATTTCAATCTCGGAGTTGTTACTGGGAAGGTTAGCGGAAACGTATTCGCAGTAGATATAGATATTGGTGAAGGTAAAGAAGGAGCAGACAATTTCGATGATCTCCAGATGGCAAATGATGATCTGCCTCAAACTTTAGAGCAAAGAACTGGCTCTGGTGGGAAACATCTCTTCTTTAAAGCTCCCGATGGTCTGGAAATGAAAACAGATAAGAATACTCTTGGTGGCGGCATCGACACCAGAGGTGAGGGCGGATTTGTGGTTGTAGCTCCCAGCAATCACAAATCTGGCTCTAATTATAATTTAGATACCCAAGTGCCGCATATTGAAGAAAGTCCTGAGTGGCTCACGAAATTAACAGTTAATACAGCTCCCTCAATGAATGGATCTGCAAGCCTACAATCGAGCCAAACCGACAAATGGGGGGATCTCGTTGATGGTCGTGAAGGATATATGGTTCAGCTCCTCATTGGAACAATTAGAACTTTCTGGACTAAGAAAGGAATTATTCCCACAGTTCAGCAATTGGTTGAGGAAGCCTATCCCACCTATGAGAATAAATGCAGAGCCAGAGGTCGATCTCTTGAGGAAGATGGAAGAGGAAAGAAAGTATTTGAAAAGAAAGCTAACTATCTGTTATGGAAAGCTAGAAAAAACGAACTCAGGATTTTACAGGATGTAGAAAAGGGTTCAGAAATTTCGCAACAAACGGAGGTGGTTGCTCCCCTTCATGACCAGTTGCGAGATGGTGCGAGGAGTGGTTCACCCGAACTCTCCTCGCCACTTATTTTATCAGATTGGAATCTGTCAATCTATAGCGGCGAAGCTCCCGAGCAAGAATGGTTGATAGAAAATATCCTTCCCAGACGGATTCCTGGTCTAGTTGCCGCAGTCGGCGGACTCGGTAAATCCTTTATACTTTTAGATCTAGCGATGAAGGTAGCTGGTGGCGATCAGGGAATGCACAAAGAGAGAGCTTTGGGCGGTGATGTTATCACAAATGGAAAAGTTGTTTTTCTGACCGCCGAGGACTCTAAAGATGGAGTCCACAGAAGATTAAGAAATATCGCTGGTGCAAGTTTGTTCGATCGGGCAAATGGAAACTTAATTGTCGTGCCATTGCCTGATGCTGGAGGTGCAAAACCATTAATTCAAAATACTATGGGTCAGTACACCACAACAGCAATATTTGAGGATATAAGATCCCAGCTTATCGAAATGGGCGATGTGGCTCTTATTATCTTTGATCCTCTCCAAGCCTTTGCCGCCGCAGATATTAATACTGATCCAGCCGCCGCTCAGTTCTGGTGGTCAAATATTTCAGAATTATGCGTAGCAACAGGAGCAAATGTCCTTGTAGCTCACCACATGAGAAAGGAAGGAACATTCAGCATCAAGAAGTCAGTCCATGCGAGAGAAGCTATCAGAGGCACTACAGCACTCGTAGATGGAGCAAGATGGGTTTATGGACTATGGCAGATGCCCGAAAGTGACGAGGTTGTAGTCGCTCAGAAAATGGATTTTGAGTCTGGAGTTGGAAACTGTGTCATGGGTGGCATCGTAAAAGTCAACGATCAGGCTGATAATACTCCCAGAGCTTTCATTAGAGATGAATCTGGATTGCTGATCGACCGAACCATCGAAGTTGATACGATCCTAGAGCAATCCGCAAAGCTGGATAAGTTACAAACTACAGAAATATTCTCAGAAATTAATCGCAGATGGGGAACTGAAGAGCCGTTCTCCATTGCTACAAATACGACCAGATCCCTTCAAGCATACTTGCTTTCCGAGTACGGAATGCCTCGGAGAGCTGCAAAGGGATATATCGAGGCATGGCAACAGCAGAACTTTATCGAAAATGCTGTCCATGATTCCAGCAAAAAAACAAAAGGAGTCAGGGTCGTTAGAACTCCCGATGAGAGGTAGAGCATGAAAAAATATGAAACAGAAATCGAGGAACACAAATGCGTTTTATGCGGCAATGTCATTGATGTCAGAAATGGATTCAGAGAGGGATTTAAAGCTGAACCAGTAGCGAAAGGTAATTGCTGTACGCATTGCCATTGGACAATCGTAATGCCAGCCAAACAGCCAAAAAACAGCGATCCAGATGGAGGGAATTTTGAAGGGAGTCCAATATGACCAGAGATGAGTTTGAAGGGAAATATCCAGAGCTGGCACTGCAACCGATCAAGAAGGATCAAAGATTTGGATACACAGTAAATTTAAAAAAGCTCAAACGAGCCTCGGGCAAAAGAAAAGCATATCCGCATAAAATAGGATTTAAGAAACGATGAACCGCTACGATAAAGCTGAACGAGTCCGTCAAGCACTTCATATGTGGGCTTATTACGATAAGAGAGATGTCAAAAGTCCACAGCTTAAAAAGGAAAGAGGGCAGTATCACAACCAGGTTTTGAGACAATTTGAAGAGCTAATCGAGCCACTTTTCATTACTTCCGCAAGCGGAAGTGAAGGGGGGGAAGTGTCGATTTTTGCGGAAGTAAGGGGGGTGAACCCTCCAAAACAGCGGAAGTAGCGAAATGAAAACAGCAAAAAGTTGCGGAAGTAGGCGGAAGTAAGCGGTGTTTGGAACGGAAGTAAACCCCTTATACCCCTTACTACTACTTCCGCTACAGCATTGTAGTAGTGGAGGAGTATAATTTGGAACTGTATGTGCTTTTAGTATTTTTGGAATTCTCAGATCAGGAAAGCTGTCAAATGGTAGCTGATCGATATTATCCAAATGAGAAAGTTGAATGCACAATGTTTATAGATCATCTCCCCCGAGCTATGCCTCCTCCTCTTAATCGACCAGAGATGTGGTCATGTGAAAAAAGGCCGAAGCTATGTCTAAAAGATTAACTCATCAAAATCGGTACACAAGAAATCAAGCTGTCAGCTCTACTAAGAAAGCTGATGAGACTTATTACAGTCCTCCAATGTGGGGATCTGGTGATTGGAGATTTCCTTTGGTGATGTCGATAATGGAATCTGTAGATGATAAAGTTAAGAAGCTCGAACAAAGCTGGGGAATGGGAAGATTGGAGAGATTGGCATCTCCAGCTCTAGCTTTGAAATTTGAACAAGCTCGGCTGAACTGGAAGGAAGCCTGTAATAAGGACGATCATAATTATTTAGTTCAGAAGGGAAATAATTTAATTGCTGGATGGGAAGCTCTTGAGAAGTACGCAATTTCAAAAGGTCACAAACCTACAGATGGCAACATCATCTTTATTGTTTGTCCAACGGATTGTAACAGCCGACCAATCGCAATTATCGAACACGAACATCTTTCCAAGCAGATTGATCCGCAATCTGTAGCTCGTACTTATACCTATGACGAACTCTGTCGGATTATCAAATTCTGGGAAGAGAAAATGGAAACTGTAACAGAAGTAAAAAATTTATTTCATGGATCAACAATCGAGGAGGTAAAACCACATGAAAAACAAAAGGGAAAATTGGCAAGAGATGATGACAAAGAAATCGAAGAAGATGAAATCCCCTTCTAAAATAGTTTCCGGTACTCCTCCAGAAATGGATTCTGCCGAACTGGAATCTGCCTTAATGGAATCTGTCAAAGTCCAACCCAGGATTTCAATGCTGGAGGAGGTAATCGATCTGGTGGGATCTAAAAGAAATTCTGAGTATGGTGAGCCAGATGAAAACATGGAACGGACAGCAAAACTGTTTAGCACATATCTTGGAGCACGAAATGGAGATTCCATCACTGGAGTTGATATTGCCATGTTCGGGATCTTACTCAAAATCGGTAGATTAATAGAAAATCCTAATTCTCTCGATCAATGGGCTGATATTGCTGGATATAGCTCGATTGGCTATCAAATTATGAAAAACAGCAAAAATAGAGGCTGAAATTTAGCCATACAGAGGGGTTAAAGCATTTCTATGATATAGAGGTACCCATAAAAAAACCCCAATTTCTCGGGGTTTCTTTGACTCGCTAATTATGTTGTTTGGGTTTTACCTCCATTTTTCTATATTATAATATTCGGTATCATTCTCACTAATGAAATCAGACACAATTTTATTCAATTCTTTTGACTTGTGAATGAATGGTGCAAGATTTCTTTTTAATTGAAGCAATGGCATAAAATGTGTGCCAGCTTTATATAATCGCCAAACCCCTGTACCTGATTGATTTGCAATTTTCCAAAGACTTGGTTTTCCGTTTATGCTTATAGAAAGCAATCCTTGACCCGATTGAAATATTCTAATTTCCATTTTTCGCCTCCCACTCTCGATCAAGAATATCCAGATTGATAGGATTGTCGGAATATGTCATTTCAATGATCCAATCAGAGTAAGTAATTTCGATCTCTGTTCCGATCGGGAAAGGGATCACCGAGCCAGCTAAATCGATCGTAGGCTTGTTCCCATCGGAATAGCTGGGATCAGTCCTTCCAGATACCTTATAGTCTCTCATTCCCTCATAAATATGAATATCCGCAAACCCATCTTTGTGAGCGGCATCCCATTTTTCTTCCTCGGAAAGTTGACGGATCAATGACAAGTAAGGAGCATTGTCTGGAATTCTCTTAGCAATATTAAAAAGAGATCCCCGAAAGAATTTAGAATTCCAAAGCCGCTTGCCTTCCAAATAGATGCGGCGGCGACCTCTGTGTTCTCTTACTGTGTAGAGTTGATTAACTGTCATTGGCTTGCTCCTCTAGTTGATCTTTTCTTGCACTATCCCACCAATCGCCATGTGCTACATCATAATCAGTGTTAGTTTTTGGGTTCTTTTCACGAAGGTTATATCTACTTTCATCATACTCAGAAATATTGATTGAGTGACATTCACCGCAAACGTAAAGATCATTTTTGACGTAGAAGGCACTCCAAGGAGTAGAACCGCTTTCATAGTTATTACATTGATTACACCCAATGCTTTGCATCTCATCTATATATATTTCAGTTAGCATCATCTTCCTCCTTATGAATGTGACCTTCTTCCACCGAGTCATCTAAACCATTCCAGCCTAATGTTTCGGCAATACCAAGATTAAACGCATCTAACTCCGCCTTAGTTTTGAACTTGTAGGTAATCGCTTCTTGACCCTCGTCTGGAACTTCTCCCCATAGAATTGAAATTTTGTTGTTGAGTTTTGCTGGAGCTTTTAAATCCTCCATTGTTAAAACACCTGATAAGATTTCTTCTATATCATTACAGATTTCACAAAAATCATTTGATGTTTCATCTATACGATTACCATCATCATCATGGGTTTTTCTATCAGGAAAAAGTTTATTCTCAACATAGCTGGCTAATTCAGAATACAGTTCTAGCCATTCTTCATTTTTAATTATAGTACTCATTACGCACCTCCAATCGCATAACCGATCATCAGAGTTGACCAGCATAAGAATACTATGCCGATTATCCCCAGAATTTCGCCTACTAGAGTTGCTGGAGATCTCAAATAGAACTTGAGTGCCTCCTTTAATATTTCACCTACTGTGGTGTCATTTTTTTTAAGCATTTGTTGCTCCTTTTTATTTCGATACTGGCTGGCATCATCAGATCACTCCGACCAAAGAGTGATGACAGCTCCCGAAGGAGCTGTTTCGCCTTAATCTGCAAATCCTCGGCTGACTATCCTCCAAGCATCTTTGATCTGCTTCACTCTTGTTTTAGAGTTGGGATCATCATAGATACTAGAAATTGTAAAACTGATTTCTCGCTCCATAATATCCATTGCGGTTTGCCATTTCATTGGATCATCTGCCCAATCTGGTAGCTTTTCGATTATTGCTTGCTTAGTCATAGTCAAATCCTCCATTTATTAATGCTATGCGGTTTACTGTGATTAATGCCCGATCAATCAATTCCTTTTCTGCTTGATTTAATCGGGAATTTTTAAGGCTGGCTCTTAATGAAGCACCAGCAGATAAACAAAGATTATTAGTCATCTTTGTGACGTTGCCTTTGTAAGTTTGTTCGAGTGTTTCAAGAACCTGATATTCTCGAGATCCGAAAAACATCATTTCATAGTCTGGGATTAAAAGATCTTTCATTTCTGTTGCTCCTTCATTTTCAAAAGTCTGACCATGATTACTTTCTGATCGCACTGTGAACAGCATCGACCTTTGTCCTTAATTGGATATGGGTTAGATCCTAATCCTCGGAAACTATCGCCACAGATCACACAGACAGTTAGGTTATTATTTTTCATATTGTTGCTCCTTGAATTGATCCCCATTGATTAGCCATTGCATTAGCTACAGAAGGAAAGAATTTACTCCTGATTTTCCAACGCAATTTACTGGGTGCAGCCGAATGACATTCATGACGAGCTGACTTGCCATCCAGCGTTCCTGTTCGCTTTAGTGTGGGGAGGTTCCTCAACCATAGGCAAGTTGCTTTTGATACGTTGTCTGGATCATCTTCAGACTGAGCAAAGTGCCAAGGTTGAATAGTTTGGCTGGCTGGTTCGAAATTCTTAATCCTTTCTTTTGCGTAGCGGTGCATGATCGGATTTTCGACACAGACGCTTGGAATGTGGGAGACATTCCAGAGAGTGCTGAATAAATCGCAACCCTCGTCTAGTTCTTCCCACATTTGTTCTTTAGTTTTGTTTGGCGGTGGAGTGTGTAACCATCTCACACCAGAATTACAAAGTCTGGTGCAAGGTGGGTGACAGACAATAAGCATATCCCAAGACGATCCCAAAACATTCCGAACATCATCTTGGATATGCCGATTGCTCGGAGTGTCTGACGGAAGTACGTCAACACTCCAAGCATCGTGTCCAGCCTTGTTGAAGGCATCTCGGACAGTACCGCTAGTCTCGCAAGCGACTAAGACCATCATGGTCTTAGCCTCGACCCCAAGCCATTCTCTCAAATTGAAATTCAAGAGAAGTCATGGTCTGCGTCTTGTGCTTAATCATTTTACCATCCTCAAGACGATAATAGCCAACGATTAAATCTGGAGATCTAGCACCTCGGGATCTTTTCATCACCCTGACCATTTGATAGTCTTGTGTGTTATTTTTCTTTTCCGCAAAAACATCAAAAATTCTTTGAAGTTGTTTTCCCATATCTCCCAAAGTCTTGGCTGGTGAAGAAATAGTTAGTCCGTTAGACGGATTGTATTGGTGCGGTAAACAGTAATAATACATAGTGTTGCTCCTCGTTAGAGTTGATTTTTAATGTTGATTAAGGCGACCAAGCCAAACCAACAAAACCATTTAGAACGAAATCCGATGTTTCGTCAAACTTTTTTTGCATATATATATAGTGAGTAAAAAATGCGGAAGGATCTTACGGATGAATTTAACTCGGAAAAGAACACTCTCAGAACAGCAACAAGAGTTCTGCAATTACCTCGTAAAGGAAAACAAAAACCCAACGGAAGCGGCTAGATTGTCTGGATATGCTCATCCTAAACAGAGTGCATATTTATTGACTAGAAACCCTACAGTTTTAACAGCTCTGCGGCTGTTGCGACAAACTACCTATCAAACCGATCTGGCCAGCTTGGCGGCAAATACGTTGAAGGAAGTAATGCAAGATCCTGACTCAAACCCAAGTGCCAGAGTCTCTGCGGCTCGTACAGCTCTTGAGCTGGCTGGGGATCTGGGCAAGAACTCGGAGGAGCTGGGGAATGGTAAGAACTTAGGAGAGATGACCCCAGACGAACTAGGTAGCCTTATCGATAGGTGGGAGGGAGAGCGATCAAACCTCGCAAAAGATATCACTACTCCGCAAAAAACTGATGAAGAACTATAAAATAAGGGGATCGAATGGTTCAATTAGAACTATTCGGCCTTTTTTTAAATATATATATACTCCCGATGCCGACCCCACCCCCTAGCCTATCCCACCAAATTCCTGGTGTGTGATTTAGGACTCTCGTATTAATTTTTCGGAAAAGTGAATCTTTTGTCGGCCTTGTTGAATTAAGAGATTCACCTATGTATAATACAATCAACAAATTAATTTGGAGGAGTTATATGGCACAGCCTAGAGATTATACGAGGCAGTATAATTTTTCAGATTTTCAAACTACAAGTCCGTCCGATCCTTTGCCAGCCGTTAAAGTAGATAGCGAATTAAATGCTGTTAAACTTACTCTTGATGATCTGAATACAAACATTGCCCTTGTCCAGCGAGATGACGGAGCATTAAAAAACAATGCAGTTCATAAGGATGCTTTTGACACAGGAGCATTAGCTCTCATAAATGCCACTGGTTATACTCCCAAAGGAGATTGGGCGACATCTACATCATATTCGGTTAATGATTTGGTCGATTTTAACTCTGCGACCTATTTAGCTACTTCAGCTCATACATCTGCCGCCGCTTTTGCTACAGACCTTGCCGCTAATAAGTGGCTCTTAATGGCTAATGCGGCGATTGCAACAACAGCCTCCGCTGTTGACAAGTTCGAGGGTACAGGAAGCCAAACTGCTTTTACTCTATCTTATACCTATGCCTCCAATACATCGGTGTTGGTTTTCGTAAACGGAGCATTGAGAAATCCTGGTGATGATTATTCTATATCAGGAACAACTCTGACTTTTGTTACAGCACCCTCGACCCCATCTGTCTCTGGAAATGAGAATGTTATCGTCTGGGGAGCTTCAGTAGTTGCTCAAGCCGCTATGAACTCTGCTTCAACATCAAGCTCGAATGCTTCTGGTTTTGCTAATGAGGCTCAATTTTGGGCATCTAAGGTTAATGGAATAGTGGAATCGACCGATTATTCCTCGAAAGCATGGTCAATCGGCGGAACAGGGGTAGATAATGGCTCTGGATCGTCTAAAGATTGGGCGACAAAGACAGGCGGTACTGTAGGTAATACAAGCGAATATTCTGCAAAATACTACGCTACGAATGCGAATGTTGGTACTGTTGCCGGTGCTATAGCCAATGTTAATACTGTTGCTGGCTCCAATACTCAGCTCGGTCAGGTTGCTGGTCAGATCAGTCCTACGAATAATATTTCGACTGTAGCTGGTGCTGTAAGTAATATTGGTACAAATGCTACGAATATCGCAAATATTAACACTTGTGCGACCAATATTTCGGCAATTACAGGAGCAAGTACCCAAGCTACGAATAGTGCAAATTCAGCTACGGCTTCAGCAAATTCGGCTACATCAGCTCAGAATTATGCCGTTGAGACAGACTCCCTAGTGACAGGAACTTCCGATGACTCAGCTAAGAGCTGGGCGATTGGCGGATCTGGCGGATATAACATGAAAAGTTCTGGTAAAGGGGATTCTAAATCATGGGCAACTTATACCACAGGAACAGTAGACGGAACGGAAAAGAGTGCTAAAGAGTACGCTATTGGGTCACAAGGCCGAGGAAGTGCTGGTGCTGGTTCAGCAAAGGATTGGGCAAGCTATGTAGATGGCAGTAATACTGTTGATGGTACTTTGTTTTCAGCGAAATATTATGCCAATCAAGCGGCGAACTCTGCGGCGAGTGCTGGCAATAGTTTATCCTCGTTTCAAGAAGTATGGCAAGGTTCTGGAACTTCACCTCCTAGCGGCGGCACTGTTTCGACAGGAGATCTATTTTTTAACACAACATCGGGCAATCAGAGGCTTCAAGTTTACAATGGGTCTGCTTGGGTTGATGCGGCGGTTGATGCGAGTGGAGTTGCATCTCCTGGTTTTGCGATTGCAATGAGTACGGCTTTAGGTTGAGGAG